TCGTCGGCTCTTGCTAACTCTTGGATTGCCAGTCGTCGTCGTGCTATCTCTGATCGTGTTCTTTATGATCCAAGCCGCATTGCAGCAGAACACATAAACTCTCCGAATCCTTCCGCTAAGATTCCAGTTCGCCCTGCAGCATACGGTAAGAATCTCGCTGAGTCAGTGTTTGCATTCCCTTTCCGTGATGACCAAGCCGGTATCGCGATGCAGGAGATGCAACAAATCCAACAGTTCTCATTCGCTCTAACTGGGCAGAACCAAGTCAAACAAGGGCAGTTTGTTAAAGGAAATAAGACACTCCACGAATACGCGGATGTTATGTCTCACTCGAACGGAAATGACCAGAAGGTTGCTCTCCAATATGAGAACCAAGTATTCATTCCTCTTAAAACCATCCTTAAGACCAATATCATCCAGTACCAAGGCGGCACCTCACTTCTTTCTCCCTCCCGGAAACAAGTAGTCAAGATTGATCCTATTGCTCTCAGTAAAGCTGTTCTTGACTTTCAGATCAGTGATGGCCTCACACCTACTGATAAGATCATTGGAGGTGAAGAATTCCAGACCGCACTTCAAGTACTTGGTTCTTCCCCTCAGTTGGGAGCTGGATATAACTTGTCCCCGCTTTTCTCGTACCTTATGAAAACCCGCGGGGCAGACCTTAAACCATTTGAGAAATCTCCACAACAGATAGCATATGAACAGGCTGCAATGCAGTGGCAGCAAGTTGTGATGGAAGCAATTAAACAGGGAGTTGATGCTACCAAGCTTCCGCCACAACCCACACCGCAGCAGTATGGATACAACCCACAGACTATGAATGCCTCGGTGCCTCAAGCAGCTCCTGAGATTGCGACCCGCATTAATAATATCACCAATAATATCTCGAATGTAGAGGATCAGTGATGCCAACTCAAATCCAAAACCGTTTCACATCCTGGAAACTCTCAGAAACTGAGGCCCAACTTGGTTTCCTGTATTCTGATCTCCAACTCTGTAATATCCAGAACCTTATCTCAGAAGCAGCAGAGGCTAAGATTTCTCTCACGTTTGATCCAACCAACCCAATTGCATTTGCTCAGAGAGAAGCTGAGCTACAAGGACAAATAGGTATCCTTGAGTACCTTTTGGAGCAGCACCGTCTCGCAGTTGAGACACCCACCCAGTAATACCAATCTGTACCCACAACTCTAGGAGAAGTATCAAATGTCTATTATGGATAAAATCTTTGGTGGTTTCGGCGGAAATCAAACTCCAGCAAATACCCAACCAGCACAGCAGGTTAATCCTGGTAATATTCCGCCAGGTGCAGGAGCTACTGATTCCTCGAATACCACAGTTCCCCCCGGAACGGTACAAACTTCTCAGGAATCTCCGCTCGCTAACTTTGCTGATCTCTGGAAACCTGTTGAGAATGCGCAAACCCCTGAAGCAATGTTTGCAAATGTCGATCCTGCGAAGCTTATGGAGGCTGCTAAGAAAACAGACTTCTCGAAAGCTATTTCTCCGGATCAACTTGAAGCGATTGCAGGCGGCGGACAGGAAGCAGTAGCAGCATTCGCTTCAGCAATGAATTCTGTAGCACAAACGGTATATGCCAACAGTGCTTTGGCAACCACAAAGATTGTAGAACAAGCACTCGCAAAAGCACAGCAACAGTACGACGCAAAGATTCCTGGTCTCATTAAGCGACAAACAGTTTCTGATACTCTCCGTACAGAAAATCCGATGTTTTCCAATCCCGCAGTACAGCCTCTGATTTCTGCGCTTGAAGCTCAGCTGGCAGTTAAAAATCCAAATGCTACCGCAAGTGAACTTACTTCGATGGCTAAACAATATCTGGAAGGTGTAAGCACAGTGTTCTCAAACCCCAAACAAGGTCAAGAGAGTACAACTAATGCAGGCGACACCGACTGGCTGAAGTTTCTTTCGTAACATCCCTTTCATACATTAGGAGAAATTAATGGGTGCAGTACGCGCTATTGTTCAAGATAATGGGTTGTCCCGTAATGCCAGGGTTGGCGACGGTCTCATTTCCCACCCCGCAGTTACAGTTGTTACCGCTGATGCGGCTGACACAGTTACTGTCGACAAGATTGCTGGTGGAGTTATTCAGTACACTGGCTTCTCTGCTGGTCGTAACCTTACCACGGATACCGCAGCTAACATTATTGCTGCCTTCCCGAACCTCGATATTGGCGATACGCTGGAGTTGATTGTTTCGATCACTACCGCGTTCGCTGGTACTTGGGTTGCTGGTGCTGGTGTTACGCTCGCGGGTCGTGCTACTGTTCTGGCTAATACCCAACAGACAGTCATTGTCACTAAAACAGGTGCTGCCACTGTTGGCTGGCGCGCTCTGTAATAGCTAATCAATTCCCACATATCTAGGAGATTTACACAATGAGTACCGGTATCTTTACTACCAATAACCTCACGACTGATCTGGCACGCAAATCGTTTGCTGCCATGATTACTCGGCTTATGCCGAATGGCTCTGCACCGCTGTTTGGTCTTACTTCGATGCTTGGAGAAGATACGGCAGTTGCAACCGAGCATGGCTTTTTCACGAAAACTATGCTCTTTCCACAGTTCCAAGTATCTGCTGCTGGACAACTTGCTGCTGACACCACGTTTACTGTGGTCTCTACCGCACAACTTCTTCCTGGTCAGATTCACCGTATTGACTCTACCGGCGAAAACGTCATTATTAACTCCGTGATCTCTGCGACTCAGGTTTCAGTTACTCGTGGTGTTGGTAGTGTTGCCGCTGCCGCCATTGGTGCCAACATCTATGCTTACCAAGTTGGTAATGCGTATGAAGAAGCCTCGCTGCGCCCGAACTCTCTCATTATCAATCCGGTTCGTATCACTAACTACACCCAGATTTTCCGCAATACTTGGGCCGTTAGCGACACGATTCGTGCAACCCAGATGATTGCTGGCGACACCAATGTTGCTGAATCTCGTCAGGATTGCGCAGCTTTCCATGCCGCAGATATTGAGAAAGCTCTGTTCTTCGGGCAAAAGACTCAAGGCACTCGTAACGGTCAAGCCTTCCGTACTCTCGGTGGCCTGATTGAAATTACTGGTACGCTGGGTTACTATCCTAGCTACATGTCGTCGGTCAATATTACTACGGCTGGCGCAACCACTAACCTTACTCAGCTCGAAGCGGCTCTTGATCCGGTCTTTAACCAGACTACCGATCCTAAAGGTGCCAACGAGCGTACATTGTTTGTTGGTGGTGTGGCTAAGAAAGTCATTACCGCTATCGGCCGCTTGAATGGTACTTACACTCTGGTTGATGGTCAGACTTCTTTTGGTCTGCAATTCTCCACATTTAAGACCAGTCGTGGCACCTTCCGTATGATCGAACACCCGTTGTTCAATAGTAACGCTAGCTGGCAGAAACTGGCTGTTGCTGTTGATCTGGCTAGCTTCAATGTTGCCTACCTTGGTGATCGCAAGACTCAGAACAAAGAGTTCAACCAAGACGGTAACTGCGCTCAAGACAACGGTATTGATGCTGTTGGTGGCACTCTGACCACGGAACTTACCGCTGTCGTAAAAAATCCTCCCGCAAACGCTGTCATCTACAGCCTAACTGCAGGTGCCGCCGGGTAATCTCCTAGACTCCTCCCACTGTGTTTTGGTTGTTTTACAGGTCAAACAAAAACAACCATCTTTTTCTAGGAGATTCTAATGGCATCAATTCATGTACCAGCCAATGTAAGCTCGATGACATTCGCTACCTCTGGAGTCAAAACTCCTGATTCAGCTGGTGTCATCTCTGGGCTTACTGCAGCGGAAGCTACAGCATACAATGATCGTGGAGGTCCTGGGGCAGTTGCAGTTCTAGTTAGTTCTGCGTCTAATGGAGATGTTACTCTCGCACTTCCAGGAACTGGTATCGCTACTTCCATCACAATTAACGCAGTTGTATATAGTATTAATGGAGCAGATCATCCCTCGGGAGGTAAGCTTCTTAGTGCCGCAGTACCGGCCGCAGCAGCCTCAATCGTACTGAATCAAGGCTTTTATATCGTAATCGGGTAATCCCCGCCAACCCACAATCTAGGAGAAGTATCATGAGTGACCAGAAACAGTATCATGTGTTCTACTGCACCAT